CGAGGCGCTATAGAAACAGCACCTAAGCGAGCACGGGACTTACGAGATACTAGCAGGTAAATGCTTTTCGTATTGTTTTAGAAAAGCTTCTCTATTTTTATGCCAAGAATCTCTACCAGCGAGTTCTCCTATAGACTCATGCCTTATCTGAATCGGTAGCGTATAGTTTTTCTTTCCCTTTAAATACGCTTGAAAAGTGAATAAAATATCATAGAAGTCCCAAGCACCAGAGAAAGCTTTTGGTTGTCTTACCTGAAGTGACCTGAGTGTTCTCTTCGTTGCAGCTAGAAAAACTCCATCCATGACCACGACTTCTCCTAACCCTCCAAAGTGTGTTGGCGTCATGGAATTAATATCTTTTCCGTGGTAAACGTACCCACTATGAGATCCTGCTCTCCATTCATTCGCATCCCACCATACTCCATTTTTAGTGAACTTTTTAGTTCCTGCCACCCCAACAAACCCAGTATCAGGTTTTGATAATTTTTCTTTTAGTAGGTGGGTAAATACTTTAGGGCTTGTAAGTATTTCGATATCATCATGACACAAAATAATTATATCATCAAAGGATGCATTTAGCTCGTCAATACCTTTGTCATATGCATTAAAGATGGAATCCTCGTTAATTAAAAGTTTTGAGTTAATCTCACAAGTATCAAAGTACTTTAATAGATTAGCCGTTGTATCTGATAGCTGGTCGCCCCTCGTGCATGTTAAAGAGTGAATTTTTATGGATGTCAATGTATTAGAAGAGTTTAAAAAATGTAAAGAAGATCCGATCTTCTTTATGTGTAATTATATAAAAGTTACACACCCAGTTCGTGGTCTTGTCCCCTTTAAATTATACCCCTTTCAGGAAAAAATTGTATCAGAATTAGAAAATAATAGGTTTAATATTCTAAGAAAATTCAGGCAAGCAGGATGCACGACTATTGCATCTGCGTATGCTTTATGGTTAGCGGTTTTTCAAAGACACCAATCAATTGTTATTCTATCCAAGGGAGATACAGAGGCTACTGAGGTTCTTGATAGAATTAAAATTATGTATGAAGAGCTACCTGGATTTTTACAGCCTGGAATTACAGAAGATAATAAGCATACATTAAAATTAAAAAATAGATCAGTAATTAAATCACGCCCATCAGGTAAGCAGTCAGGTAGATCATTGGCTGGATCTTTTCTGATAATAGATGAGGCAGCTTTTGTTGAGTCCATTGATACTATTTGGGCGGCTGTTTATCCAATTATTTCTACGGGAGGAAGGGCTTTTGTATTATCCACTGTAAATGGTTTGGGAAACTGGTTTTATGAGACATATGCTAGAGCGGTAGAGAAAGCAAACTCATTTAACGCTATTGATATTCGGTGGAGGGAGCATCCTGAGTATTTTAGATGCAGTGGTTTTGAAGAATTATACGAAGCCATGGAAAAAAGGGTTCCTCCTGTTAATGTCGATGATTGGGAGAAAGTTACAAAATCAAATATGCCCAGAAAACAATGGCTTCAGGAGTATGAATGTGAATTTCTAGGAACAGGAGATACATTTTTAGACGGATCGTTGCTCAGTACCCTATCAGAAGAGGTAAATGAAGAATATTATATTAAATATAACAATAGAATGCGTGTTTGGAAAGATCCAGAGCCACATTACGACTATATCATTGGCGTAGACACCGCATTAGGGCGTGATAGGGACTATTCTGCTGCCCAAATTGTTAATTTATACAATGGTGAGGTTGTGGCTGAATTTTACAGCAATAAAACACCTGTGAATGAGTTTGCTTCAATACTAAACAAGGAAGGAATATACTATAATATAGCAAATATTGTGGTTGAACGCAACACTGTAGGTAATCATGTTATAGATTTATTGTTTAATGACCTTGAATATGAGAACTTATGGCATGATGAGCGAGGAATGGCTGGATTTCAAGTCACTATGCGTAACAGAGATATTATTTTAACTGAATTAGAGGAGAGTATTCGAACGAATATGCTAAAAATTAACTCACAACGGACTTTAAATGAGCTAAATACCTTTGTAATAAGTAACTCTGGTAAATTAACTGCTGATAAAGGCAGGCATGATGACCTTATAATGAGTTTATCTTTAGCAAATCATGTGTTTAGAACAACTAGAGAGTCATCTTTAGTGGAATTTAGTCGAGACACAGCATTTAAGGATGACAAAGCCCTTAAAAATAAAACAAAATTTCCAGTTATAACACCTGGAGGCCCCAAGATAGAAGATTTAACATGGCTGATGAAGTAAAAGAAAGAATAGTAGAGGATGGTGGGCAATCTACATGGGTTGATTACACTGCAAACGGCCCTTATTTTTATCCTAGAGGAGCATTAGGTAAATTTTTTGCTCGATTCTTTGCTACTCCCGCACAAAAAGCCGTAGTGCAGTCCGTTGCAGGGGTTGAAACAGGAGGTCCTACAGGAGATACTAAATACAAAAGCAGTGATGTAAAGGATGATAGTGCAGGACTAAGTTTTACACTTAATAGAGCAACTCCTGTATATTCCGAAATTGAAAGAACAAGAAGATCACGGTATAAAGACTATGAAAAAATGGACGAGTATCCTGAGGTGGGTGCTGCGTTTGATGTTTATGCTGATGATTGCACACAAAAAGACACTCAGCACAGAAGATGGAGTATTAAATCAGAAAGTCCTGAAGTAGTCGAAGAAGTAACAAGATTATTCCAAAATCTTGAACTTGATCGTTTTTATTATGATATTTCTCGTAATACTGTAAAATTTGGTGATTGTTTTCTTGAGTTAATTGCAGATGTTAATAATCCAACAGCAGGAATACAAAAAATCAAAGTATTAAATCCTAATTATATTATTAGGGTTGAAGACGATTACGGATATCTAAAAACTTTTGTTCAGCAGATCCCAGATAAGACCACCATGGATCCAGGTAACAGTTATGATGACGCTGGTACAAAAGATTCAAAATATGTAGAACTAGATAAAAATCAAATAGTTCATTTTAGGTTATTTAGCTCAGATCCTAAGTTTTATCCTTATGGTAAGTCTGTTGCTGCTTATGGAGTTCAAACATTTAGATCTTTACGAATGATGGAAGATGCGATGCTAATTTATAGATTAGCGAGGGCTCCTGAGAGAAGGATTTTTTATATTGATGTTGGTAATTTACCAGCTAGTAAGGCGGAATTATTTGTTGAACGAGTAAAAGAAAAGTTCAAAAAAGAAAAATACTATAGAGGTCAAGGTGTTGACGCTCGATACAACCCTTTAGCGGCTGATGAAGACTTCTTTGTGCCCATAAAAGGTAACTCTCAAGGCACTAGAATTGAGACCCTTCCTGGCGCACAAAATCTGGGTGAGGTTACTGATGTTTCTTATTTCAGGGATAAGCTTTTAGGTGCTCTAAAAGTTCCAAGAGACTTTATTGTGGAAACCAAAGACAAAGCTCCCGATAGAAAAGCTAATTTATCAGAACTGGATGTAAAATTTGCTCGCGCAGTATCAAGAATTCAGCATGATATAGAAGTTGGTTTAGAGGTTATAGCTAAGCGTCATTTAGCTATGAAAAATTACCCAATTACTTTAATAAATTCTATGCGGATTCAGTTGCCTGATCCATCAGATAGATTTACCAAAAGGAAGTTAGAGATTGATTCAGCAAGAATGCAGCTTATTCAGACTGTAACTCAAACAAAACTGTTCCCACAGGATTATATCTATAGAGAATACTATGATATGAGTGACGGTGAGATACAAGTTATTAAAAATAAGCTCAAGCAGGAGGCAGAGGATGCAGCATACCAGCAACAGGAGTTAAATCAAATATCTCCTGGAGCAGGTGAACTACCTCAAGGAAACACTCCTGGCGGAATGGAGGCAACACCAACACAAGCAGAGAGAACAACAGAAGAGGCTCTACCTTTCAAAGAATTTAAGGAAAATTTACTAAATCATACGGGGTATAGGGTAGAAGATCAAAGAGTTTGGCAGAGAATTTTTAGAAAAATCCAAAAATCTTAAAAAATTGCCTAATTGTTTGAAGTATATAAATTTAGCACCAAGGAGTGATTTTATAAATGTTTGACCATATTTTTGAGAACCGAGACAAAAAAGTTACCAATTTAATCAAGTTATCGGATTATTTAGGTAGATCGTTAAGAGAAAATGTAGAGATTTTTTCAATAGATGACACTGAAAGCAAGGCCACTTTCATAACAGAAGGTGGTAAGATTATTGCTGGCACCTATGATTTTGATGATAGTATTTCATTAAATAACATACAGGTTGAAAGTGATGATTTATTTGAAGACTCACAACAGTTTGATGAATTTGTGGATTATAAAATCTCAAACTTTATTCAAAACATTTTTGAAGAGGACTTTGTTGAGGCGGACACCAGCTTTAACAAAGTTCTTCAGTTATGGGAAAGTCGCGTAAAGTTCTCTTCGGTAAAGAAGAAGCTTTACGAAAAGTCTCAGAAATTTAATGGAGCTAACAGAATTATTGAGTCGGATGAGTTTCAGAGACTTGTTGAAATTGCTCCACAACTTGTTTCGTTTCTCGCTGAGAATAAAAATTTAGTAAATATACCTGAAATTAAAAATATGGTAAGATTATCATCTTCTGTCTCAAAGGCATTTGATTTGCCTAAGATCAATGTTGATAATTTAGCGGAATCTGCTTATACTATCCCTGAGAGAGTTAATCATACAATTTACGATATGATTTGTAAGCAAGAGCTAGTCAGAAAAGAGCTTGTAGAATCAAAAAATAATTTTGATCTTGTTTGGTTAAATAATGAAAAAGTTTCAAACTTGGCTTCGTTAATTTACGAAAGTGATGAATCTGTTATTGCTCGCTCTTTGGTTGAGGCTGTTTGTGAGGTCCCTTATCTTGCTCTAGCTACAAAAAAGCAGATTTGTGAAACAATTACAAATAACTTGGAACTTAATGAGTCGATTAAAGTAAACATAAAAGATATTAAATCATTTAGTAGTTTACTCTTTGAGTATAAAAAACCCTTAAAGCAAATTTTTGTCTCCATGCTTAACGAAAAATACGGCATAAGCGTTCAAAATTTGAAAGATATTCCTACCTTTAGAAGCTTGCTTAATACACAAGTTTTAATTTTTGAAGCTCTTTCGAAGTTGAGCCCCAAAGGGTCTGTTCAGAAAGAGGTGCTACTAGAAACAGCGCAGTCGCTAAAAAATAAAAATGGTGTAGAATCAATTGATGTAAATCATTTTATTGAACTTCTTTTTGAGAAAGCAGGTTACACTGATATGTTGACCGTTGATAATCTTATTGACTCTGTTTCTCTTAAAGAAACCTTCTCAGAAATAGATTCGATTGATGAGCTTGTAGAAGTTATTATTGAAAGAAAATATCGTTCAGAGAAAGAAAGAGAAGATAGACAAGAAGCAAGCAAAAAACGAATGGGTCAAAAATTAAGCGCAAAGCAACGCAAGCACATGGATGTTGAGCCTGAAGGTGGGGATGGTGATATTGACGCAAAAGATTTAGAAAAATTGCGCCAAAACTCAGAGACTGAACTAGATCATGAGCCTAGAATTGAAGAAGAGCAGCCTGTCGCTGCGCCTGAAGAAGAGCCCGAAGTGGAGCCAGAGATCGAGACTGAAGAAGAGCTTGAGGAAGCGGAAACCACTGAAAAGAAAGATGTTCCTACCTCAGATGAGATTATGTCATCCTTTAAAAACTTTGAAGATATCTTAAACTCAATAAATTTTGAAGAAATTCAAGGTGATGACGATGAGGAGCAGGATGAAAAGGAGGAAGCTGAAGAGGCTGAGGCTGAAGTAGATGATAAAGAGGAGGGTGAAGAGTGAGTGATTTAAGAGAAACGCTTATACCAGTTTGCAAAATTGTTAACTGTGTAAATGATGCTAGTGGGGGAAATCAATATCAACTAAATAACACAGCATTGCAAGTTGAGTCCATTACATTAGCAGGAGCAGATTTAGATATTTTCCCAATAGGGGAAACTGAAGTAAATGTTTGTGCTCTTAAGTCTGCTGACGGAAATGTTGGGGTTTCTGCTACGGCAACTGTGGTAATTGAGCAACAGTTTTCTAACTCGGCTCTAGCTGATATTCGTATAGATCAGCGAGGGGTTTATGATGATGGATTTGATTTAACAAAAGTTGTTGTTTCAGGACCAGGAAACACAGTAAATGGTGTAGGAAGCGTAACATTCTCAACTGCTAATATTCCTGTATCTTATATTACCGTTACAGATTTAACTGGTAATGATGCTGGATTTTTCCGTGTCGCTCCTGCATCAGGAACTAGTTATTACTTATCTTCTTTACCTTTAGCTATAGATGATACACGATCATCTCATGGTGTAGCTGCCGTCTCTGGGGCGGGTTCAGGGATGCCTGGAGTAATCGCTGCTGCGGGTTCAACAGCAATTTTAACATTACCAGAGCCAATTGATATGATTCATATTGAGAATCTTACTACGCCAGCTAGTGACGAAGGGTTATTTGCCATTAATTATGGCATGGTTAAATCTGCGAACAGATTACGAGATGATCAAGCAAGACAACCTAAATGAGTCTAACTAATCTAACTGGCTTAGGGGCAAATGTTAATGTCTCCAGAAGCATGTTATCTCGAAAGAAAACAGCTTCTATCATCGGAAGTCCTTCCGTAGGGAGAACTGTAGAATCCTCCATTACCTATTATAATGCAGGGTCTCCTATTTTTACTGTTAAAGCTTTGAAGAGATCTCATCCTGGAATGAAGGGTAATAAACTTAACTTTGGTTTAGTTCGTGTGGATGGTGTTAGGTATGTTATATTTTTGTTTGAAGATGATAACGACAAGCTGGATGGAACTCTGAGCACCGCAGGCCAAGCTGCTGGTGCTACGACTGCTGCTGGAATAGTTAATAAAATTAATACCAGCGCAATGAATGCATTTTTAGAAGCAATTCTTCACAATAATGCGACTAATATAGATTATACAGGTCATTCTGCTGTTAATCTTGCAAATACTGATCCGCTAAGAGGAGGTCGAGGATAGTGGTAGATAAGACACCATTAAAGTTTGAATTTGATAACACAACTCCGTCATCAGTGGCGGAGTTTACTTCTTCTGATACAGTTTCTGAGCTTAATGGAGGAACAGGTGTGTCTTCATTGAGTAATTTAGGGCCTGTGTCCTCTACAAGTGTCTCTGCAACCACTATAGACTCAGTAAGTGTCTCTGCAACCACTATAGACTCAGTAGCAGCATCTTCAGTTAACTTTTTTACCCCTGATGCAGGTGCTTTTAATTGCATGGGCTTAGACGGACAGAAATTTTTCAT